ACCCGTAGAGACTAAAACCGCGAAAAGGAATGCCACATGGCCATTACAACTACCAATTCTGACCAACTGACAGACGGCTATCGGAAGTATCCGATTGACGATCACGGCAAACTGCGTATGCAGTATGCGAAGGCGACACAGGGTGCGGCAGCGGGCGACGACGGTTCTTTCATGAACCTGTTCAAGCTGCCACCGGGCCGCAAGCGGATTATTCCGTGGCTGTCGCGCTACAAGGTGTCGGCACTTGGCGCTTCCCGCGTCATGAAAGTCGGCCACGCTGCGTATCAGGCGCGTAGCGCGCCGAATGCGCAGGAAGCCGCTGACGATGACGCGTTTATGTCGGCTATCGACGTATCTGCCACCGTCGTTGCTTTCTGGCCGCTTGTGTATGCGTCGCCCATGAAGTTCGATATTTTCTCGTCGGACGAAGTGCTAATCTATCTAACGATCACAGGCGGCACAATTCCAGCCGCCGCCGTGTTCGAGTTCTGGATGGCGTATATCTACGAGTAATCGCGTACGCTGTTCCACGACGCTTTATTGAGGGGAGCCCCCAACTATGGACGCTAAGGCGGTAATCAACCTTGGCCTCGCAGAGTTGGGGGCAACTGTTTCCAACATTGACCCGCCCGTTTCGACGCTTGAAAAGCACGTTGCTTCCGGCTATCCGCAATGGAAGAAAAGCGAACTGACGAAACGGCGGTGGGTATTCGCCAACAAGTTCGCAACGCTCAACCGCAACCTTGTTCACGCCGTACCGGCTGACTATCCGTACGCGTTTGATCTTCCTGGCGACCAATTGCGCCTTATACGTGCGAAGGGCTCCAAGTGGATACGCAGTGGTGACGTGATCCTGCACACAAGCGACACACTCGCGATAGAGTACACCGCCGACGTACCAGAGCATAAGTGTGACGCGCTGTTTATTGACGCACTCGCGCTGCGGGTGGCCATGGCGTCGGTTGAAAAAGTAACGCAGTCTAACGTTAAAGCGAGCGTACTTGAGCGTCGATATAAGGACGCCATTCGGGAAGCGGGCGTACAGAACGCGCTTATCATCGGCCCCGAAAATGACGAGTTGGCGGATGAAGATGACACTTGGCATACCGCCCGCTACGGGTACGGTGTTTAATGCCGCGCGTCTCGCCAATCAAGCAAAGCTTCAACGCAGGTGTATTCAGTCGTTTACTTGACGGGCGCGTAGACCACGCCAAATTCCCGCTGTCGCTTCGCACAGGCAAGAACCTAATTGGCGTGGTGCAAGGTCCGGCAATGCGCCGATCCGGCACACGCATGATGCAGCCCGTACACAACGAAGGTAAAGTAAGCGCGCTCGTGCCGTTTGTGTTTACGAACGAACAGGCGTTGACGCTGGAATTTGCCGACTTAAAAGTGCGCTTTCACAGCGACGCGGGCACGCTTACGCTGGCGGCTTCTGCAATCACGGCGATTGTTACAGCTTCGCCTTTCGTGTTCACGTCGGCTGCGCTGACGGCTGCGGGTGGCGCTATCGGAAAGCAAGTGGCGCTGTCAGGCTTTGCAGTCAATCAGAGCCTTGATGGTGTTATTTGCAATATCACAGGCAAAACCGGCGATAACTACACAGTTACAATTCCAGGCGGCGGAGCGTACACTGGGCCAACCGGAGCAGTGGTAGGACACACTGCGGCACTTGTGTACGAAGTGGCCAGCCCGTATGCCGAAGCGGACGTAAGGAACATCGTCGCGTTGCAGGACGTTGACGTAATGTACCTTTTTTGCAAAGGCTACAGGCCGCGTACGCTGTCACGTCTCGGTGCGACGAATTGGGTGTTTGCCACACGTTCGTTTATAGACGGGCCTTTTGCCCCCGAAGATACAGCCGCGCCCATATTAGACCCTAACAATGACGGCATAGCCACTGCCGATCACACAAGCGGCACAAGTTCTACGGGAACGGCGAGCGGCACGACAGCGACAGGTGCGGGCACTATTGCGTGGAAAGCTTTTGACAGCAGCTATAACACGTATTGGGAACCTGACACGGACCAAACAGGACACCTCGAATACCAATTCGCAACGCCCACGGTTATCGAGGGCTATGCGATGTACATACCGGAAGATAATGACGAAGTAGACGCCGATGGCGTCGCATACAGTCAGCGCGATCACGCGCCCGCAACGTGGAAGTTTTACGGTAGCGCTGACGGCATCAGCTTTGTTCTTCTGGACGAAGTTTATGACTACACGGCGTGGACTAACTTCCGTACGCCTTACAGAAAATTGAACAATACGGTAGCGTACGAGTACTACAGACTGGATATTCGTAACATTGTTTTGCCGGGCAACAAGATACACCCGCGCTTAGCGCGTCTGGTTATGCGCCAAGCGGGCGACGTGACGTTTGATCTTACGGCGTCAAGCGTGTCCGGCATAAACAAAGGGGCCGGCTTTCAGACAACTGACGTTGGGCGTTTGCTACGTGTGTACCAACCCGACGGATATTGGCGCTCGCTTGAGATAACGGCGCGCACAAGCACGACTGTCATAACCGCGAAACTGCAAGGCGAGCCGCTATATTCTGGCGCCAAATTGCGACGCTGGCGAATGGGGTACTACTCTGATACAACCGGGTGGCCATATACGGCGGCGTGGTTTGAAGCACGTATGGCGATGGGCGGATGCACAGAGTTTCCGAACTTGATAGCGTTTTCTGCGCCAGAACAATACGACGTTATGTCGCCTAGCGACCCTGACGGTTTAACTGTGCCGACGAACGGCATTGCGTTGCGCCCAATACGGCGCAGGGCTTCTCCAATACAATGGATTGTTGGCGACGAAAAAGCGCTGCTGATCGGAACGGAAAGCGACGAATTTGTCATCGGCCCCGCGACAGAGCAAGAGGCATTTTCGGCCACGAACGCTAAGTACAGGCCGTCAACGAAACGCGGCTCGGCGTTCATTCAGCCGGTAGAAATTGATCGACAAGTGCTATTCGTGCAGTCGCATCGTAAAGTGGTGCGCGAGTTTGCATACGCTTATCAGGACGACGGTTTCAAAGCGCCATCCATGTCTGTCTTTGCCTCGCACATGGGCGTCAGCCGCTTTGCGCAAGTAGCGTATGCGCAAGAGCCCCACAGCATAGTGTGGATACGACGCGATGACGGCTCACTTTGCAGCCTTGTGTATTCGCGCGAGGAAAACGTTGTCGGCTGGTACGAGCATGACATAGGCGGCGTTGTCGAAAGCATGTGCGCGCTGCCAAGCGTAAGCGACGAACAGGATACGCTGTGGCTTACAGTGCGCCGTACGATAGACGGAAACACGCGTCGCTACATCGAGCGCTTGGCGCCAATGTGGGATTTTGGCATGACGCACCATGACGCGCGTTTTGCCGATTGTTGGGCGCGGATTGAGCTAGGCGGCGACACGACGCAGGCATACGGGTTGCGCTTCCTTGAGGGCGAAACGGTCGTCGGACTTATGGACGGTAAGAAGTTCACGGCGGTTGTGACGGATGGCGGCGTGGAGCTACCGGACACGGCGTCCGATTATGTGTTCGTAGGTAAGGCTTTCGAGACACTTGGCGAAGCGCAGCGTTTCGATGCTGGCGCAGCAGACGGTACGGCGGTCGGTAAGCTGCAACGCACGCACGCGTTAGGCGTCTTACTGTGGGATAGCGCCGGTGGCCAACTTGGTCAGTACAATGACGATCAAAAAGCTATTGAATGGCAGGACGTGAACTACGGCAATCACGGCGCAACGCTGCCAGACGAAGTAGAGCTTTATAGCGGCGTGATGGTTCCAACAGAGTTAGAAGGACAGCACGGCTTTAACAATACGCTGCATTGGCGCACAAGCGACGTGTTTCCGTTTAACGTCGTCGCGCTTATGCCGCGCATGGAAACGCAGGACGGCGGATGATCGAGTTTCGCCCATTTCACGTCGGCCACCTGAATTTCGTCAGGCCCCTTGGCGTGCAAACGGGCGAGTTTAGCGCGGGCTACAGCCCCTTGGAGATTGAAGCCATGTATTCAGGCCCGGCGCTCTCCGCATGGGCTGACGGGCTGTGCCTGGGGGCGGCAGGGATCAATAAACCCTATCAGGGCCGGGGCGAGTGTTGGGCGCTGTTCCAGGCCGAAGCCTGCCCTTACATGCTGTCGATTGTTCGCAAGATGCGGCTTGTACTGGACAACGAAAAACTACGGCGTATAGACATGATGGTGCGCGCCACAAATCCGCGCGGGCACAAGTTAGCGGCATGCTTGGGTTTTGTGTACGAAGCGACGTTAGAAGCCTTTCACCCGACAGGCGACGACGT